GAACAACTATACCAAATCTTTCGGTCTGGTTGTTGTCCCCGTCTTCAACAAAGTTGGGATCTCTACTCACCAGAAGATCCAAGCTGTTGTGGATACTATCTTCCAACAAGGTCAACCTGCAATCTCGGTGGTTCGGCGGTGAGTCTTATGCTAGACTCCAGTGGCCATCAGGGGTCAAACCCTGATTTTTTTGCAATTTCACTGCAACCGACCTAGAACCCATTCACCGCAGCAAAAACACCGATTTATTGGAAAGTATAATGAAAGAAGGATTCACAATGTATAAGGATACCTATGCGGCAGTTCCTTATGGCAACAAAGGATACATCATTATTCATAATGGTCAACAACTTGAGAAACTGTGTAGAACTGAATCTTCTGCACGAAAGTATATCAATGATCATAAGAAAGGTAAGAGTGTAGCACAACTGCCCGTTGACTGATACTGGGCCACTTAAACTGTCTCACTAATGTAACCCTCGCCCGTGTCGATCACGGCAAATAAATGTTTAAGACTGACGGATCTGTTCATCACGGTGGTGTAAAGAACGAAGATCAAACGATTGCTATTCTAAATGAACTGAAGATTTATTCCTCCACTGTAGAGAAGCGTGGTGGAACTAAGTGTAAAGAAGATGCCGTTGCTGGTGATAAGCAAATCAGCATCAAACGCAAAGAAGGTATTACAAACGGTTCATTTGACTGGTTTAACACTAGCAAGTATAATGATACTTTGGGTGATACTTTTGATGCCTTTCTTTCTAGTATGAAAGAGATGCGTTCTATGCCTAAAGATCTCATCAAAGATGATGAGTTTGTGCTGAAAGTTCGGGACAATTTCAATCAACTTTGTGAGGTGTCGTTGGATACACTGAGCAGCGAGCAGATTATCAACATTCTGCGACGTGGTTTGGTTGATGCAAATGCTGCATTTGATGTTGTAATTACTGATACCAAGACTGATACACTTTATGTTTTTGATGCAGAGCAACATCCTGCTGTTGATTATATCAATCAGGGATTCACCGCTGTTCTTCAAGGTAAAGGTAAATCCTCCCGTAAAGTGTTGTTTTCTGATGGCATAAATCTTTATGATTGTGGTCTGCGTCTTCGCGTCACAAGTAACAATGGTATCAACGCATTTCTTGGTCTGAGTAAAGCAAACAGCAACTCTCAGGTTGTTATCAAACTCCAGCAAGATAATGTGAAGCAACTGCTCACCTCCACCAAAGCTAAGAAATATGACTATTGAAATCCTGCAACAACCAGCAGAGAAAATGACTGAAATTGATCAGTCATTTGATCTCATCTACATGGATCCCCCATTTGGATTACAAAGGGACTTCATGATGCTAGAGCAAGATGGTGAAGAAAGGGGATTCTCTGATACTTGGGAATCCTTTGATGATTACATTTTGTGGTATGCAGATATTATCAATAAGGCATGGAACAAGTTGAACAAAGATGGGTGGATGTATCTGCACAATAATTTCATCGGCAATGCACTTGTTCTATCACATGTAGACCGAAAAGTGCGTGATAGTTTCTATACCAATATCTCATGGAAACGCTCTGGTCCGAAGAACAATATCAAAAACGGTTGGGGTAACATCGTAGACTCCATTATGGTGCTGCGAAAGGGTAATCCATACTTTGAGGTAGAATATACTGATCTTGATGCAAAGTATGAGAAGAATAGTTTCAAGAATCAAGATGAGCACGGTTACTATGCTCTTGCTAAAACTACAGGAGAAAAGAGTCGCCCAGGACGAAAGTTTGAGTTCAAGGGTTACAATCCTGAGTACGGCTGGAGAGTGAGTGAAGACATGCTGATTGAGATGTCTGATGCTAACTTACTGCACTACGGTAAGAATACCATCTATAAGAAGATTTACCTGGAAGATAACAAAGGTGTTCCCGTGCAAAATCTATGGGATGATGTGTACTTTATCTCCCGTAGTGAATCAAACAAGCGCAAGTATCCTACACAAAAACCACTCAAACTGTTGGAGCGAATCATTAAGTCCTCGTGCCCTGAAAATGGTTGGGTTCTTGATCCTTTTGCTGGTTCTGGAACTACAGCAATCGCAGCACAATCATTGGGCAGAAACTGTATCACATGCGACATCAATCCACAATCAATTCAGTTAGTTACTGATGCAATACAATCTAACCCTCTCATTTCTGCGATGAGTTAAACTGGGCCCTGTAAAGTGTCCTAGTAGTGTAAGACGCATCTACTCTATGCCTCGCGCTCGCAAGCAACCCACTGATGTTGTTGCTGTTGCTCCCGAAGTTTCTGCCCCACAGGCACTGATTACTCGGGAACAATACTTCCAAGACATTCAGGTTCGCTGGCAAATCCATCAGTATGAAGTCAACAAACTTCGTGAAGATGTGATTAAGTTCACTCAAACTGTTTCTCCTTATGTGAAGCAAATTGTGACCTTTACTAAACAACTGACTGCTCGCCGTGTGGCAGTCTGAAAACTGACTCTGAGGACTTGCAATGTCCTCTTTTTTATGCCATACTAAGATTATGCAAAACAAACACATCTCCCATCCTGAAGATGAGATCCTGACGGGTAATCTGTCGGTTCTTGATTGGTTCTCTGAGGTTGATAGCTTTATCAGCGTCAAGATGGATGGTGCTCCTGCAGTATGTTGGGGAGCCAATCCTTCAAATGGAAAGTTTTGTGTGGGCACAAAAAGTGTGTTCAATAAAGTAAAGATTAGGGTTGCACATTCTCACGAAGAGATTGACCAGTTTTATGAAGGTAAAGTAGCAGATATTCTGCATCTGTGTTTTGAGTATCTGCCTCGCACCAAGAACTTCTATCAAGGTGATTGGATTGGAGCGGGTGGTTCTCAAGAGTATAAACCCAACACCATTACCTATAAGTTCCCTGAGATTGTTCGCCAGGAGATTATCATTTGCCCTCACACTTACTATACTGGTGATCGACTGCCTGAGATGGTAGCACACCCTATCACCAGCAAGTTTGTGAGCACTAAGACTGTTCTGTTTGTGCAACCTGCAGTGTCCCTGAATCCTTATCGTGAGGATCTGGAGGATGTGTGTAAGTTTGCCAAGCAAATGAGCACCCTATGTGAGTTTGTGTCCGATCGCAAGGCATCACAAATCAAAAAAGAGATCAATGCCTGCATCCGTGAGCAAAAGGTCGTGGATGAAAATGAAATTGCAGAAAAATGTGATTGTGACATTAACCTGCTGCGACTTCACAAACTCGTTGCATCTATCAAGGTAGATTTGTTCATGTTCATTCACGAAGAGGATGATATTGAGTGCTCTATTGGTGATGATTTAAGTTTCCACGAAGGTTATGTCATCCATAACCAGTTTGGATCTTACAAAGTAGTTGACCGTGAAGTATTCTCTCACCATAACTTTGTAACTCCAAAGACCTGGGGTTGAGTAGTGGGCCCTGTAAAGTGTCCTAGTAGTATGAGCACAACCACAATGCAAGCACAAGCACAACAAACTATTGCAGAGAATGTGTATCAGCACACTCTCGCACTGATTGAAGCACTGAAAGACAACTATCGTCAACACTCGATTCGTTCTCATCAGCGTTCCGCAGAGTATGGTGAAAATGTAGAGTATCATCTTCGTAAGATTGATGAACTCAAGTCTGGTAAGTGTGACATTGATTATACCATCGAGTCTGGTAAAAAGTATCACAAAGTCATCATGATTACCAGTGGTCGTTCTCGCAGTGTGCATTGCTTCATTGATAAGAACACTGGTTCAGTTCTAAAATCTGCATCTTGGAAAGCACCAGCAAAAGGAGAAAGGTATAACCTCTTGATTATCAAAGAGCGTGAATGGTTGTTTGAAAACGCAGATTGGTCGGGAGGATATTTATACCGACGATGATGTAAAAGTTCCGTCATCATTTCTTTGGCGGAACTTTACTTTCTCTTTCATTGTGTTCTTTATTTTCTCTTTTTGTTCTTCACTCATAGAACCAACTTTCTTACCTTTATTCCAAGGAATGTTGCCTTTTAATGATTGACTAACTTTTTTACCAGTTTCTTTACTCCATCCGCCACCATTTCTTCTTGATTCCATTCTTTTAGCAATCTGTTCTGGTGATTGTTTTGTTCCCTTTAAGTGTCCCTTCTTTGATTCACTTATCTTCTTTCTAGTTTCTTCACTCATAGGTATTCCAGTATTATCATAATCAAACTTTGATGATGTTTGGTTTGCTTGATTTACAAAGTGTGGATTATTCTTTACATCATAAAAATTGTGAAGTATAATCTCTGCCGATAATGCCTCTTCTCTAGTGTTACATTCCATCAAGATGATTTTATTTGTTGGATTAAATGACTTATCATAGTAACTACCAAAGTATTCATCTTCGCAAATGTTACACTCACACTGCCTCACGCCAATGTATCCTCTCCCCCAATCTTCATATGAGTAATAGACATAATGGTTCATAACTTTTTCCATTCTTTTATTATTTATAAACCTGCTACTTGGTAAAATGAACGACACAATCAACGAACTGACTGTAACTAAATCACTCAAACTTCTGCGGGATGGTTTCAAGGATGAACTTGCTACTTCTATATTTGCAGATGAGCGTACAACCGAACTCTTTGCAGAACTGATTAGCGAGTTCGTTGATACAAACATTCCTGTGGTTGATGAAGACAATCGAATTGAACTTGCGATGATGCTGATGGAAACTCTGGACATTGTAGCACGATGACTTACTCTAACCTCTCCAAGATTCGCCCGAAACTGAGAACAACTGGTAACATCACAGGTAACTTTGGGCGCAGCAAAGTTTCAGCAGGTTCTTCACTTAATGATCTCGGTGGTGATGGTAACATTGGTTCCACACAGACTGAATACCTGAACCGATTGTATTATGCTTTTGATCACACTACCGAATCTAAACTTCGTTCGTTTCTTTACACCGAAATCCGCAAGATTCTCATTCAACAAGGTAAATGGTAACAAGCAATTAAAATAGCTCACCTCTAAAGCGTTCCTACAGTATGAGCACCACCTCAACTCCCCTTTATTCTTGATTATGTACCGCACTCTTTCTGAACTTCGTGACTCTATCAACCAAATGATTGAGAGTC